AAAAAAGCCAATGCTTTTCAGTAGGAAAACCCAAGATGAGTGGGAAGATGGAAGGTCGTTTGACGTCAGTGGAACAAGTCCGAGGGACGTCATTCAAGAAAGAAATAAGAGAGGGAGGAAGTTTCTTCGATGGTGAACCATCAGAAGGAATGGAAACGGGAAGAGATGGAACACGAGAAATGGGAGGGGGAGAACGAGGAGCAACAGAAACAGGAGTAGAAGGAAGAGGAATGGCAGAAGAAGAAGCTTTGGGAGGAGAAGATACCAAAGGCTCAATGGAAAGATCATAAGTAAAACCAAAACCTTCTTCGAGAGGTGGAGAAGGAGCTTTAGGAGAAGTCTTAAACTTAGGAGAAGGAAGAGGGGGAACAGAAGGAACAGGAGCTCCGAATACTCTAGCAGGCCGAGGTCGAGAAACAGGCGTAGGCTGCTGAGGTGGAAGAGTGGGCGCAACAGCAGGTCCGGATCCAGCAGTGGCCTGATCAAAAGGGGTTGATCCAGTCATAGCCAGAGAGCTCAAGGTTGTAATGCACAAGAATATGCAAACGAGTATTGGTGGCAGCATTGCCAGCAGCATCACGAGCCGAACCAACCAAATAAATATGGGGGGGCTTACCCGTCAAAATAGTAGTAGTTTCTCCCTTAAGAGAAGTAGAGATACCAGGGAGAAACCGGAGAGAACGAGTGTCAGAACCATGGGTGGGATTGGAACGAAGAACAACGCCACCACAGGCGAGAAGAGCGCCAACAGAACCAGGGACATGAGCGGCCCCAACGTTTTGGGGAATAACACCAACCGCAACAATAGCAGAGACGTCAGCAGGAGCAAAAATTTCCACACTGACATCACCAGAAATCTTACCAAGGGCTCGACCCTTCATGCGAGCAGAACAATTATGCATCAAAATAAACTCCTGACCAAAAACGCTTCCATTACCAAGAATCTCAATAACGTCTGTGACAGGGATAGTATCCCAAGAAACAGGCGCAGTTTGAGTAAGCTGGCTAGAAGAAACATCGTTGGAAGAAACACCTGCGGGTTGAGAAGTCGCCATTGGATAAGAATTGAAAAGAAGAATGACAACGTAATTCAACCACAAAACAAACAAACTTATATAAGAGAAACAGAGAAGAGAAAAGAAAGAACTTCGAAACGAGGAAGAACTTTCCTAAGAGTAGCGATAGAAATAAAAGTGGTGTCAACAGAGGCTTGACCAGTAATAAGAGAAAGATGAGGGACGATTCGAGAATGAGCAAAACAAAAATTGATAACCCAAGATTGAGCTTCCAAAGCAGCAGGAGGAAGGTAATCAAAAAGAGCGTCACCTTGATTGTAAGCGTAAAGAGCTTCAAGAAAATAAGAATCCAAGCAATCGACCAAATTATTGCGAGAGCGTTGATACATTATTTTAAGGACGAGTAAAATAGGGTTGCGAACAGCCCCACAGGGAAGAAGCCACCAACCACAAAAGTCCTTAGAAGGCCCAATAAAAAGTTTACCGACCAAATCAAAGAAAGGAGAAAACTTGGACCAGTCGCCACGCTCTCTGATGACATAAAAGAAGATGGAATCATCACCAGAAAAAGCAGCGCCGTCAAGAGGGTGATCTTCGTTCAAACGATAGCGAAAACTCATATAGGCAATGTTATACCAAGTGTTAAAATCATAAGTACCAAATTCGCCAGTAGCGCATGATGGCAGAAGTTCCAAGCTGAGTAAACATGTTGGTCTTGATAAAGAAATAGAGGTGAACGAGCTCAGGAAAAACAATGTCCAAGCAAAAATAGGAAAAGAGAGATAACTCAAACGCCAAAGTCTCAGCGGTGCACGATTGATCAAACTTCGTGAAGTCGCAGGTAGAAGCGTCGTGAGTGTTGGAATAGGAACGAG